ATAACTTCGTCACCTGTATTGAATGGTACGTCACTATTAAATACCAATACACTATATTGTAATTTGTTTGTATTAAAATTTTGTAAATTTGTAGGAACAAGTGAGGTAATAATCGCTTGATCAAGATTTTTTGTTAATTGATATGATGGTAGAGAATTTGAAGCAACATAAAAACAGTTTTCTTTCTCAGTGTATACGTTTTGTATATCTGCTGTTATTAAGTCGTTTCCATGTATTAATGGAGCACCAACGCTATTTGCGGTTTCTAACTTTCTTCTTAGAGAATAGTTTATAGATGGAGATGGTGTAAAATTACCTCCAGTATCTAATTTAACACGATTATCATTAATTTCTAAAATAATCGCATTTGTATGAGCGACCACTTCTGATGATCCTATTAACACATCCACCCTATCGCCAACTTTTAATGCAGATGAATCTGGAGTAGAGATTAAATTATATCCATTATTTGTATTATCTACAAAAAATCTAGAACTTGTATTATAAATCCAAGAATTTGCAAATATTTCTTTCTGAGTTTTATTAAAAGTTGGATTTTTTATTTTTTCACCAACATTTTTTACATATATCTTTTCTCCTTCAGATGTAGCAGTAACATCGCCTATTGTTTCAACGTCAGATAATACCCCTGTAATTCTAATTTCAACCTTTTTATCTAAATCACCTTCTTCATACCCAAAAAATACATCATTTGTGCGAATAGGTGATTTAACACCCATAGCATTATCAACACCAACACACCCTAAAAATTGATTTACAGTTTTTGATGAATATGTGATAATATTACCACCAGATAATAAGGTTCCTGTAACACCAAACCCAATAGTGCTATCCACAGTGATAACTGATGATCCAACCGATACAGGATTAATATTTGATGTTTTTGGTTGTATTTCAAAAGTACCCTCAATCAAATCTCTATCATCAAACCCTACAAAGAGACCTAATTTAAAATATGTGGTTATTCCCGACCTTGTAAATATTTCAACTTCAGAAACTGATGCTTGAGTTGATAAATCAGATGCCTTTTTGATTGTTTGTCCAACAAGTTTATCAGGATCACCAGAAATTCTTTCCGCTACAACAATTTCTCTCCTAATATATTCAGCAGAGGAGGGTTTTGGTAGATATTTCTCTAAATCAATAACTATAGGTGTTTCACCATATAATACTTTAAATAATATCTTGAATGACTCTTCAGTTCCTTTTGCTTCGTAGAATGCTCTCGATTCTTTTATAAAGTTATTAACATCAAGGTCTGAAACAAAATCAACATTCTCTAAACCAGGTGTTAATGTATATTTTAACTTTTTATAGAATTCCTTAAGAAAATTGACACTTAAATTCTTAACTTCTTTACCAGAATCATGTGATGCTTGATTTGACTCTTCAAAAAGTAACTCCTCAGTGTTTAAATCTGTTCTATAACTGGTAATTCCAGTAAAACCACGAATTACACCAGTAAATGTATTAGTTGTTAGTCCTGTATATGTGCATATTTCATCATCAATCTTAAATAATCCGTATTGATCGGGAAAACCCTTTGTAGAGAAGACTTGGATAGAATCTGTTGTTGAAGATATTCCAGAGTATAAAGTTGTTTTACCAGTTATTACCTCTGGGGTCAAATTGTCCAACTTTATATACTGATCTAGATTATCAGTAAGATCAGTTACACCAGATTGATGCTCTTGAGAAATATAATACTGTTTTAAGAAGTCAAGCGTCTTTGGACTCTCTGCCCGAATGTAGTCAGGGAGTTGATTCGCTAGTATTTGCTGAACCTGTACTCGTTTCTCAAAACCAGTTTGTATCATTTCTTAGTATCCGCCTCCAGACGATGATGTGCCTGAGCTAGTGCTTGTTGTAGTTGTAGTTGTTGATGTTGTTGTCGATACTGAAGCAGTTGATGTTGAAGTATCTCCTCTTTTCAGACTTCCATTCAAATAACTTGAAGTTGTCTTATATCCGACACCAGATATCTGTTCTCCAGATGAAATTGTATCCTTAATCATATTTATTGTGCTGTCAGATACTGAAAAACTCAAATAAAGATCTTTCAAACCGATGACATCGTTTGAATCAGGACATGCTTGAATTTCTATAATATCATTTGGTTTTTCTGTAGAAGTAATATTCAAGGTATTAATCATAACTTCACCTTTTTTGTAATCTACAGTTCCAGCAGACTTAACTATGACAGTGAGTTCATTAGTTTGAGCAGATTCTTTAACTACTGAGATCACACCCATGTCTCCTGTTGCATTGGGAGTATCAGTAAAGTATAAAGTTCCTGTTTGATTTGCTACAGTGAATCCTGTGCTCTTTATATTGAATCCATTTGGACTTTTCTTAAATGAGTTACCATAGCAAAGTTCATATTGTGCAGACTGATTGATAAGACACTTCATATTACGTCTTATGATCACTCTGGTGATGTTAGATGTGATAGCAGTATCTGCACCATCTATTATCTGAACTAATTTACTATATTTAAATCTTCCACCAAATTTATTGATATTTGAAGTTGAGAATGTGTTTAAAACACTCAATACCTTACTCTTCACTTCACTTACATTGGTGACTTGTGAACTATTAAAATATACTCCACTATCAATTTCTACATATAACACCTTCAAGTCAATAATTTTCTGATTAATACCAGACAACGAATAGTTTTTCAGTTTTGATTGAATATTTTGTTTATCAAAGTCAGATACAAAGTCACCATTCTTAGGTTTTATGCTTATGAGCACTTGTCCAAACTCTGGTGGATCGAGTTCCTCGCCCCCTACAACGGATACAGACTCTGTATTAGGGTAAATGGACTGAATTATCGCTTCGTAGTCTCTGGCGGTCACAGCACGGTACTGAGAGGCGTATATGCGAGGTGCAAAATACTTAATTGAGTCAATACTTTCAATATCTCCACCATTTTGTGCAGATTGATTAGTTGTAATCGTTACATTGGAGGTTGGAACGATTGGATTATCGTCTAAATCTAAAACTCTTCCGTTATAAGTGAAGTTTGCAGACCCATTTCCCGCTTTTCCATCAGTAATGATGTAAGTTGCAGTTATTATTGTTCCATTTTCAAGTTTTTTACCAAAATATCCATCACCAAACAGTAATTCATACTTTTCATCCTGCACTTCTTGTATTAAATATGTCTCTGATGTAGAATCAAGGTTCAAAATATTACTTGCAAGCGAATATTCTCTTCCAAGACCTGTTTCATTAGGTCCTTGGACTTTAACAACTATAGTTGAACTGTCAATAAATGAATTATCAAGTAAAAATCTCTGATCAAGTGATCCATCAACTATAAATTGCTTTCTTAAGAAGGTTCCTTGAAAAACATCAATATTATTAAAGTTTGCAACCCCATTGTTTACGGTTGTAATGATGCTAGATGGTATAGAGAACATTACTGTACTATCTTCAGACGCTCCAATACACACTAGACCTGCCCCCAGAGTCAATGTAGGGGTGGTAGATGTAGTGGTTATACTAAAACTCACTTGTGCCTTCGCTGCAGACCTTGAACGGGGCACATAACCTATATTTCTTGCTAATGAGACTACGTTTTCTCTTAAAGTTGCAGAATCTAAGAAAGATTCATTCACAACCATGTTTGAGTTAAACGCAGTTATGTAAGTATTATACGCTAATGTATCAATAAGAACCGAAAAGTTTGACCCATCGAAGTCAAAATCCTTAAAATCTGAGTTTGCTCTTAGATAACTCTTAATTTGTGACTTGATTTGGTCAAAATCTAGATTTGTAAACTTAGTAAATGGCATATTATCGAGTTGCTTCTAGGATAAATGAGAATTCTTGAGATGGTAACTCTTGTCCTACAATATCAAAGAAGATTGTAACGTCAAAATTGTGTACATCAGGTCTTGGATCGACTCTGACTTGAACATTTTCGACTCTCGGTTCAAAATTATCTATTGTTGTGATGATTTCTTCTTGAATTAATGTAGAAACACCAAAATCATAGAGATCAAACAAACTATCGTACACTGATGAACCCAAAAGTGGGTTAAAAAATCTCTCACCAGGTATTGTTTGCACTAAATTACGTACAGAACGACGAATTGCATTCGCATTCTTAAGAACAGGAAGATCTTTAGTAACTGGATGAGGTTCAAAAGACAAACTAATGTCTTTAAATGACCTCGAAACTCGTTGCCCGTACATTAAATAAGAGTATACTCACTTTATTTATGTGAGTTGTGTAACACTTATTGTACTGCTGTGTTTCCTGCTCCAATATTTGGGTCTGCTTCAACATTTATACTAAAATTATTTCTCTCTTTTGCTGTTTTCCAAAAATAATTCTCATCATTACCCAATCCATCACGGTCATGACCATTTTCAACCTGATAGTATACTGTAGAAACCTTAAAATCAGGTGTTTTGGGCACCTCTGGAGTGATACTATTGTCATAAATCCTCATTCTATTGTTTGGATATAGACAATATTGCCCATTATCAAGTTCTATGATGTTATGAGACTTATGTTCTGCAGGTGATTCGCTAGTTGAGTAGTCAACTGTGTCGATATCCTCGTGATAATTGTCTAATGTACACACATAAGTGCCCGTTTGCGTTCCATAATCTCTTGTATAGACCTCATAGTGCATAGAACCAATAAAGTTTTTGCATATTGAAGCAATTCCATAGTCCATACAGTTCCAAAACTGTAGATTATGTAGCGTCATATCAGGATTTGGAGTCTCAGGAGACGAGACAAAAGCGGATATTGGTAATTTATCGTATATCGCAGCGTACTCAGGTAGATAAGTTTCAAAATAAAAGGCACGACCAGGTATACTTTTTGCAGAAACCCAAACTCCTTTGGTAAATTCGCCATGACCTGACTTATGATCGGTTAAATATTCT